GAAGGCAGTAAAAAGTATAGGGTGTTCCAATCTAAAACAACTTGTAGAAGACAACAAGATAATCATAGAAGACTTTGATACAATCAACGAACTGTCTACATTTATTGTAAAAGGTTCATCATTTGAAGCAGATGATGGTTGTAATGATGATATGGTTGCGTGTTTGTTTATCTTTGGTTGGTGTACAGATCAAACTTATTTCAAAGAACTTACAAACAATGATATCAGAGAACAGATGTACAGAGAGAACCAAGATCAACTAGAACAAGATATGGCTCCTTTTGGATTTGTAATCAATGGTTTAGAAGATGATAACATTGGAACAGCAGTTGACGAATACGGAACAAGATGGGCTCCTATAGTAAGACAGTATGATTCTGATTGGTAATGGAAAGTCCTTGCGTTCAAATCTGCAAACTTATAGATAGTGTATGTGTTGGGTGTTTTAGGACAACTAAAGAAATAACTATGTGGTCGAAGTACACAGATAAACAGAGAGAAGATATTATTAAAGAAATTCAATCAAGTCGTTGTCAAGTTTAATCCAACAGTTTGAACAAACTACTTTACAACTATTCATTAGTTTGTGAACTTCTTTTCTACTTTCATCATTAGTACCGACTCGTTTTGCTTGTCTTCTTATTTCTACATCATGGGGATATAGTTTGAGAGTCACAGTTTCACTCTCTCCACAATGAATACAATGTTCGTTGTTGAGGTGAGTATTCAACCACGCAACTCGTTTTCGGTAGTTCCTACGAGCTACCTTTTTGATGGTGTCTTTGTATTTTTCGTAATGTGTTGTCATATTGTTATTTATAAGTTTTGATACATATAAAAGTGAGTTTTTAGAAACTTCGTTTTTATAAATACTAGGAAATAAAGAGAGAACTCTAAAATCAAGGAGCAAATACCATGTCATTTTTAGTTTCACCTGGCGTTCATGTCAGAGAAATAGACTTAACAAATGTCGTACCAGCCGTTGCCACCTCTATTGGTGCAATTGCAGGCGCATTTGAAAAAGGCCCAGTTGGTTCTGTGACAACTATTACGTCAGAAGAACAATTGGTACAAACATTCGGAAAACCTCAAACAACAAGTAATCAGTTTGAAACATTCTTTTCTGCTGCAAACTTTTTGCAGTATGGAGATAATTTAAAAGTAGTAAGAGCAGAAAGTGCCATTTTAAACGCTGGTGCAAACTCTGGAATACTTATCAGAGATGATGACCATTATCAAGCATCTTTTGAAGATGGTTCTGGTTCTCATGGAGAGTGGGCCGCAAGGACTGCTGGAACTCATGGTAACGGAATTGGTGTAGATATCTGTGGTGGTAAAAGAGCATTTAAACAACCACTTGGAACACTTAATCTAGTAAATGGTGCTGGTGCAGTTGGTGACTTATCAATTACAGTTGATAACCAAGATGCAGCTAATGCAGTAATCGCAGTAAGTGATATCATTTCTTTCCAAACAAATAACTCTGTTACTGCTCTTGTAAATGGTGCAATCACAGTTGCAACTAAAAACTTAGTAGTTGATGGAAACTCTGGTACTGCTGCCGTTGGACAACGAGTAATTGGTGCTGGTATATCAGATGGTGGAGAAGTTGTTAAAATTGTAACAGTAACTTCACAAACTGCATTGATACTTGATAAAGCAATTATAGTTGCAGATAATGCGCCTCTTGCATTTATAACAGATGTAAATGTAGAAGCTAAAGGTGAGGAATACGAAGTAACTTCAATTTCATCTGAAACTTTAACAATTCGTTTGTTAGATGATCCTGCTGGTGCTGGACTACAAACTATAATTCCAGACAACTCGTTTATCACAAGACGTTGGAGATTTTCTGACTTATTTGATGATGCGCCTGGAACATCTGCATATGCTACTGAAAATGCTCGTGGAGAACAAGACGAACTTCATGTTGCAGTATATGATACAACTGCTGATATCACAGGATTTGCAGTAGGTGTTGCTGGACAAAGAACAGCTGCAATAATTGAAGTATTTTCAAATGTGTCAAAGAACCCTAGTGCAAAAACAGCACAAGGTTCTAACAACTATTATTCAGATGTTATCTTTGCACAATCAAGGTTTATCTACTGGACAGACCATATTTCTGCTGGTTCTAACTGGGGAACAGATATTGCATCTGGTACAGACTATACACTAGTAAGTGGTATTGATATTTCTACATTAACTGGTGGAACAGATGACTATGCAACAACTAACGGAGAGATTACACTTGCTTATGATAAGTTTAAAGATACAGAATCATTAGACATTAACTTAGTTATAGGTGGTTCTTCAAGTATTGCTGCTGATACAGAAGCAAATATGGATGCACATGTAACAATGATTACAGCTCTTGTGGAAACTCGTAGAGATTGTGTGGGATTTGTTTCTCCATATCGTGCTGCTACAGTCGGTGTTGCAGATTCACTCACAGCAACTAAAAATGTTATAGACGGATTTGACACTTGTCCAAGTTCATCATACATGGTTTTCGATAGTGGTTACAAGTATATGTACGATAAGTATAGTGATGTATTTAGATTTGTTCCATTAAACGCAGATATTGCTGGACTTTGTGCATTTACAGACTCAATTGCAGATAGTTTCTTTTCTCCTGCTGGATTTAACAGAGGAAATATTCGTGGTGCAGTTAAGTTGTCTTACAACCCTCAAAAGGCTGAAAGAGATCAACTTTACAAGAAACGAGTTAATCCTGTAACTAACTTTCCTGGGCAGGGTGTATGTCTTTTCGGAGATAAAACTGCATTAGCAAAACCAAGTGCATTTGATAGAATTAACGTAAGACGATTATTCTTACTTCTAGAAAAAGCAATTGCAACTGCAGCTAAATTTCAACTCTTTGAGTTCAATGATGAGTTCACAAGAGCACAATTTAGAAACTTAGTAGAACCTTTCTTGAGGGATATACAAGGTCGTAGAGGTATCACAGATTTTAGTTTAAAGTGTGATTCAAGTAATAATACTGGTGAAGTCATTGACAGAAACGAGTTTATTGCAGACATCTATATCAAACCAGCAAGGTCAATCAACTTTATAACATTAAATTTTATCGCAGTACGAACTGGGGTTGCGTTTAGTGAAGTAGGAGGTTAATCATGGCACAAATAGATGACTTTAAAGCAAATTTAATCGGTGGTGGTGCAAGAGCTAACCAATTTAGGATAACTATTACTCCACCTCCAGGCATTGCAATAGGACTTGATGTTCGTAGAACTTCATTCTTAGTAACAGCTGCACAAATCCCAGCAATTGAAATGGCATTTATCGCAGTACCATTTAGAGGTAGAAATATCCAATATGCTGGCGATAGAGCAGACCCAGCAGATTGGACAGTAACTTTCTATAATGATACAGACTTTATGATAAGAAACGCAATGGAAAGATGGCAGAATGGTATTAATGACTTTGCAAATAATACTGGTGTCATTTCTCCATCTGATTTTCAAACAGACTTGCAAGTTGAACAGTTAGATAGAGATGATACAATTTTAAAGACTTATATTCTAAGAAATTGTTTCCCTGTATCGATTGATGCTATTGATTTAAGTAATGATGCAGTTGATGCTATAGAAACTTTTGCTGTTAATTGGAAATACACACACTTAGAAGCATCAGGCGTCAATTTCTAACCTACTAAATAGAAGACACAGTAGGAGATATTATGGCGGAATTATTTGGTTTTAAGTTTGAGAAGATAAAAGACTCTGGCTCTCAAGAGAAGTTTACTGAACCTAGTTCAGAAGACGGAACTCTTGAGGTCGCTGGAGGCGGTTTTTATGGACAACTCTTAGATACTGATGGTAGAGAACGAACCGAGCAAGACTTGATTCGTAGATATCGTGATATTGCACAACAACCAGAGTGCGATAGTGCGATTGAAGATATCATCAATGAGGGTATTGTTGCGAATGAAAAAGATCAAGCAGTTGCTATAGAACTTGACAGACTTATACTTTCTAAAAAAATCAAAGATAGAATACACGAAGAATTTGATGTTGTGTTACAGCTCCTTGATTTTGATACAAAAGGACATGACATATTCAGACGTTGGTATGTTGATGGTCGTTTGTTTTATCATAAGGTAATTGACCAAAAGAATCCAAAAAAAGGTGTTCAAGAGTTACGATATATCGAACCTAAAAAGATTCGTAGAGTTAAAGAAATAAAGAAAGATGTTAAAAAAGGAACTAGTGTTGAACTAGTTACTAAAGTAAACGAATATTATCTTTATAATGACAAAGGTCTTAAAACTGGAACAACTGAAGGTATTAAAATATCTCCAGACAGTATAACTTATGTGCCATCTGGACTAATTGACCAGAACAAAGGTCATGTACTTTCTTATCTACATAAAGCAATCAAACCAGTTAATCAACTTAGAATGATTGAAGATGCACTTGTTATTTACAGAATATCAAGAGCTCCAGAAAGACGTATATTCTATATTGATGTTGGTAACTTACCAAAACAAAAGGCAGAACAGTATCTTAAAGATGTTATGAACAGATATCGTAACAAACTGGTATATGATGCAACTACTGGTGAGATCAGAGATGATAGAAATCAAATGTCAATGTTAGAAGATTTTTGGTTGCCAAGACGAGAAGGTGGTAGAGGAACAGAGATTACTACACTACCAGGCGGCTCTAATCTTGGAGAGATTGATGACATACAATACTTTAAGAAGAAACTATTTCAATCATTAAATGTACCTATCTCTCGTTTAGAAGCAGAAGCTGGTTTCAGTCTTGGTCGTTCTACAGAGATTACAAGAGATGAATTGAAGTTTACAAAGTTTGTACAAAGATTGAGGAAGAAGTTTACTCCTCTATTTACTGATATTCTAAAGACAAACCTTATATTAAAAGGTGTAATCACTTTAGAAGATTGGACAAGTATTAATCAACATATTCAGTATGACTTCTTGCAAGATGGACATTTTGCAGAACTCAAGAGAGCTGAGTTGATGGAAGATAGAATCAATGCACTAGGTAACATTGAAAGTTACATTGGTACATTCTTCAGTAAAGAATGGGTACAGAAAAACGTACTAAATCTTTCTGATAGAGAGATTGATGAAATGCAGAAACAAATGAATACAGAAGCTGGACTTGACCCAGATGAGGGTGGAGTTGACGTACCACAGAATACAGATGGTATTACAAGATACCCATCTCAAGATGGAACACCAATCCCAGCAGATGACATAGCAAAATATGATGGTGAAGAACCACCAGAAGAAAATGGAGATAAATAATGAGTGCAGAAAATTTTGTAAATGAATTACAACAAAGTAACAACTTAGGTGCAGAAGATGCATTTAAGAGTGCAATGACTGACAGAGTTGGTCGTGCATTAGAAACAAAAAGAAAAGAAGTAGCTGGAACTTTCGTAAGTAACCATATACCAGAAGTAGAGGACAATGAAGCAGTTTAATTCATTATATACATCTCTCCCAGAGAAAGATGAACATAAGAAATCTAAAGGGTATAA